CTTGCACCCTGCGGAGCCATGCCGTTTGGCGTTCTTGTTACTTGCCCCTGCTCATTTTGGTACATGCCGGGGCTTACCCTCTGCATATTTTGCGGAGCTTGTACTGGTTGTGACATTTTAGGTGCTCTAGGATCTGGCATTGCCCCAGACTTAAAAGCCTGCCTTTCTTGTCTTGTATATCTTGCTTTTGGTGGTTGTGAAGTGAGTCCGATAGCCATAATTATTCCCCTCGATAGTAAATTTTAATAAATAACGTAAATTCTTGGATAGGTTGTTTAAGCATTAGCGAATATCGCCCTCCTTATAAAACACCTCAAAAGCTTGTATTGATCGCCTCTTTGTAGTAACTGAGCCATCCAGTCTGATAGATATAGCCTTGCCCGGATCGGCTTTTAGGCCACATTTTACGTTTGCATAAAGCTTATAAGAGGTGTCCCCTGTGGTTGTGTTTTGGGATGTAGCTGTATTATTCGAATAATCAACGTCACAATTTAGGGTTAAATCCAAGTTTTCTGACTCGTACACTATCGGCACGCACTCAGTCGGGATTTTTACCATGTTAGGGTTATCAAGATAGTTGAAGGCGCATCTTAGTTTTGTTGTGCGTGTCAGCGTCAAGGCTGAATCATTAGGATCTACATCCTTATATCCGTTATCAGCTAAAGCCACATAAGAACTATTGTTTGCTGCACTGCCTCCCCAATATAAATAATTGTTTAATAGTGACCAGCATATTGCTGATTGACCTGAAAACTTAGTCCATGCCCTAGTCTGCGTATTCATTACATACTGATTAGGTGTCAGTGCTCCAGAATTGAAATTAATTAATAAATATTGTCCTTTTGGATAAACAATTCCTGTAATATAATTTCCAAACCCGTATGCAATCGTATCTATGATCTCTTGTTTAAATTCACTAGCTATATTATCTGTTAAAAATGTATAAGATTGTCCTAACGGCGTTCCTATGTATTCACGGAGTGAGACAAGCCCCTCATAAGTAACAATTAATATATCAGATCCCCAGTTAAAAAATGATTTTCTCCCTACTGGGGCTGGGATATAATAATGCCCAACCAGAGTCCAATTAGGAGCACTTGGATAATCGCCAGCATAAAGTAATACTTCCCCTTGCTCAGATATTATGCAGAAATATTCTTGAGTAATATCCCCACCTGTCATTGAAAATGGTCCGATATACCACGGCTTGCCGCCTAAGGTTAAAATTGACTGAAGATCAAATTGTGTCATTGCTCCAGTAACAGCTCCTAAGTCGCCATACCACATTGAAGCGTCAGAAATAGTTAAGGCGTAAAGCCTGCCCTTATATGTAGTTAATCGCCAAAGGTCTTTATCGTCTCCACTTGGTCCGGTGAATCCGGGCCTAGTTGCCGCCGTTCCGTCTGTAGATAGCATGTCGCTATTAGCTGCATCAGTATAGCCCTTAGCAAAGAGTCGCCCTTTAAAATTTACCGTGTAGGTTTCACCTATTTGAGTAGCAAATCCACCTGTAATTGCGGTTCCTGTGCCTGTCGAAGTAACGTTGTAAGGTGTGCCAGTGAAATTAAAGGCTATTAAAAAGTGAGTGCCTGCACTATTTACATACTCAGAAAGAGTATAATATCCATCCCCGCTAGCTGTCTTTACATGCTGCGTGTAGCCATTTCTAAGGCTTACTACGCCATTACCGGGAAAGTAGTTTACTATTTCAGGAGCATAAAGCGGATCCATTTGAGATATCGGATCCTTCGTGTTCCATCCGAGCACTGGCGGAGGTATTGTCTTAGAATAAGTCTTATCTAGTGCCAAGATTTATCCTTTTCCCGTCCTTAAATCCGGGGCTGTTAGGATTGTTTACTGGCTTTGCAAGTAGTGCTTGAATTGAATTAGCTGCAAGTTCTTTTGCTTTTGCTTCATCTGTTATGTACTGATCACCTTTTGAAGTTCTTATTAGATCGTTAGCCAGTAAGGCATTAGATACTGCTCGTCTTTGATCCTCTGTGTATTTTCCTAGCCAGTCATCACCGAAAGTTTTAAACATTCCATGACCGCCCCAGACATCCTCTGCCCTTAGTGTTCCAGCTTCTTTTTTTCCTTCAAATGTGTTTGGATATTGTGCGTCAATTCCTGCCTGATCTGATTTTAGATAATCAAGGTAACTGTTAGCGTAATTTTGAGTTGGTATACTTGCAGAGTTGGCAAGTTCTCCCCATTTTTCACGCTGGTATTGTTTTGTTGATTTATGACCTAAAAGACCCCCGGCAAAAGGAGCCCAAGCGAGTACGGGATTGTATTTTACGAGTGGACTACTATCTTTCCAGCCTTGTATACCACCTTTAAAACCTCCTTTGCTATTTTTATAGGCGTCATAACCCTCTTTAGCAGTATACGCTGCAACGCCCGCTGCAAGTAAAGGAGCCATAGCACCTAAAGTGCCTGCTGTTGTGATTCCCGGCGTGCTTCCTGCTTGCGCTGCAGCTGCGGATCCTTTTAATCCTATCCCTGCCCCGGCATTAGCTATACTTGCTCCTGCCGTTCCTGCCGTTTGTCCTGCTGCAGTAGCTGCTGAAGCCCCTCCAAATTGTGAGGCAAGTGCTGCGCCAGCTTTTTTTGCTGCTAAAGTAGCTGCAATCTTTGCCCCTTGATCTAATGGCCCCGTTTGTGTCGGTGCTGGCGGTGCTACTCCATAAGTTTCATACTGAGCATTAAGCTGCGGATTTTGAGCCTGATACTTTAATAAAGCCTGCTGATACTTCTGATAAGGTGTTAGCTCAATCGTTGGATTTAACTGTACTTGTGCCATGTTTAACTTGGTGGGTTAATGTTTGTAACATGGCTCCATGTGCGCCCGCATACAACATCGCAGGCCGTTCCTCTATTAGTACCAATCAAAGATGTGATCTCGGTATAACTTTTTCCCTCCTTCTTTAGTTCAATAATTTTTAAAGCTTGTTCGGCTGAAAGTTTTGAATTATGGTGAGCCTCTCCCTTTCTAGGGTTATTAGCTAACTTTCTTTTTTCACCACTTAAAAAACGTTTCTTTATTACTCCGTCTCTCATGTTGTCATCATGCGTCCCTAAGAAAAGATGTGAAGGCTTAACGCATTTTCTATTGTCACATTTATGGCAGACGTATAGCCCTTTAGGAATCTCGCCTCGAAATATCATCCAAGATACCCTATGTGCCATGAGATCGTGTTTTCCCATATAGCTAGCACGCCCATAACCAAACTTTTTCATGGAGGCACTCCAATTCCAGCAGCCTGATTCGTCTCGTTCAATCTTTTCAAGGAATGCTTTTTTGCTTTTTTGTTCGTTATATTTCTTAAACATAAACTTAACTCGGCGGGTTATAGTCACCACTAGGATAAGACCACCAGCCAATCGCCCACGGCCAAGCATAAGCCTGATAGTTCATTGCTACTGTAGAAGCTCCTATTTTATTCGCTTTAATCGCTTCTTTTTGAATATCTGCAATTCTTTTATCTTCTGCATACTCAAAGCCTCTGGCTTGTAAGAACCTCCAGCACGCACCGTCTATAATTATCTGCTCATTGATTTTTACTTCATCTGTATCAGCGGAAATTGTGTATTCATTTTCGTAAACATCCCAGACTAAAGTTCCTGCGCCGTCAGCTATCTTTTTAGTTATAGTTGGAGGTGCTAGTTGACCTGTTGAGGTGGTAACTGCTCCGTAAACTGCGTAAAACTTAGGTGCTAATCTTCCTGAAGTTCCATCCTGAATGCATTTAAGGGCATGAGAATTAGCTACAGCATAATCACCGTCTGAATAGGATGTACCGCCTGCCCATGCTGAAGGTGTTGCCTGATATTCAAATACTGCCGTTCCTAGCGTCTCAGATCCCGAAGTAACGGACGGAGAACTCGCCGACGAAAGACCCGAAGTAGTAACTTTATATACCTTAGAATTCGCATATACTAATTGCTCCTTATAATAAACTTGGCTTGCTACATAATCAGGGATTGGATCCCATCTTGTAGTGTTGTCAATTCCATAAACTGGAGGTTGCCCGGCATCTGCGTTTGATGTTCCATTTACAGCACCTTTAAGGATTAAGCCGTTAAACCAGACATAGCTTGAAGTCGTATAAGCAGTGTTAGCCGCCCATGCTACTGGCCTGACTTTTGATCTATTAATGTACTCATAAACTATTCTTTGGCCGTCTAAACCGTCAGGAGTTGGATTAATATAAAATTGATTATCTGATGCCCCTACTACTCTGAATCTTTGGCGTGGAAGTGTGGTAATAAATCCATTAATGTACTGCTCCCAGACTTGAGCTGTTACTGGTCCGATTAAAGGCCAGTGCTGATCCTTATTCCATAAAGTTTCGTTAATCCTTCTGTCAAAGTCATAGGGAAGCAGATAATTTGTCTGCCCATTGATTAGTTTAAACTCATAAAAGCTTGTAAGTTCCGGCCATTCAAACTCGTTTGATATCTCATCTATAGCCCTTCTAATCATTGCTAATAGAAGGATATAGTTATTGTTTGATGATCCTACAAAAGTAGCCGGATTAGTTATCTGTAATCGTTCGGCGCATCTTTGAGCTATGGAAAGTATTGTCATTCAAACCTACTCTCCGCAATCGAATAAAGAAAAGCCCCTGCCATTAATGGGATTATTAATATAAGAAATAATAATCCAGCTCCTGCTATGTACATTCCTTCAGTTATATAG